ACATAATATTGTGAGGGAGTTCCTTGTGCTAATTTATTTGGTGTCGCACTATAAGCTGATCTACTAATTTGAGTTAAAGCAACATCTGAGGGAGTTGCTGGGGTTGAATTATTTCTGTAAAAAGCTTCTAGCATTGTACTCATATCAATTGGAAAATTTTGTGAATCACTTGCAAAACTATATTCTGCTTGGCCCAATACTAAAGGCACCTTAGCTAATTTTACTTTCCATAAATGAACGCCTCTATTACCCCATTCTTGAAACATTATGTTTAAAGAACGTCTCGCTGATCTTAACATATAACCAGTTTGAGTTCCTCTAACTCCTGTTCTTTCAAATGCTTCTTGAATAATATCGTCGATTTGTGGATTGAATTCTGTAGTTTCAGAAGTAGGTGCAATAGTTTGTGCACTATTACCCATTCCAGAAGTTCCAACGGTACCGCCATCATAATAAAATAAAAGAGGAGCGCCTACAGTTCTAACCGGAGCGACAACAATTGTAGTTTTAGCTCCTGCAGTTCCAGGTGTTCCTGTTTCTGTAACACCGGTAGTATATTTTAATCCACCTGTTGTAAAAGTTCCATTCGTAGTAGTTGAAAAAGCTACTAAATAACCTGTACAAGTAGAATCAGCTTGGTCAAAAATATACGTATTCCCTTCTTGTAAATACAAGACAGGACTCACGTCACCATTAATTAAAAATTTAGGGTTACTAGCGCTAAAGGCATTAGTGCCACTCGCGACAGTGACCGTGTAAGTAATCGTCGCCATTTATGTCCTTATGTATATAGAAGAGTTACACCAGGAGTAGCTGTTAAATCAACATACACTCCTTCTTCAAATAAAATTCCTGAACCCGGTACATAAACAGATAATCCATCTACATCAAATAAAAATGTAGCCAGTGTTGTTCCACCTACACCACCAGTTTTTAAAATAACACTACCACTTGTTACACCTTGTGCTTGAACATAAGTTACTCTCGCTCTTTGTGTTGTAGGAACCACTTGGGCATCTACTGCTGTATGGGCTACCTGTTGATCGCTTGAAAAAGATCCGCCGCCTGCCATAATTTTTCTCCTTTTATTTTATATGCTCCCGAAGGAGCATATAAAAATTAATATTAAATTGCTGTTGGAATAGTATCAGCCGGACCTTGAACTCCGTCTAAACCATTATCAGCTGGTACCCACGTGAACGCTAAGACAGCAGTTCCTGTTCCAGCTGTTACTCCTGGTTCAGCTGTTACTGCTGTATCACTTGGCATTCCTGCTCCATTATAAGCTATCATAAAAGCGACGATAGAACTAACGGGTGCTGCAGCGTACGCGTTGGCATTGATTTCATCGAAAAAACCATCGCCGTCTGTTGCATCTCCAACATCTATAGTTGCTGCGCCACCATTTAAACTAATGTTTTGGTAGGATAGCATTATTGCTCCTTTTGGTAAAACAAAGTCTTGTCCTGTAGTTGGGGATGTTCCAATTTTCATTGTTTGATCCACCGCCACATTAGTACAAGCAATAGTTGTTACTGTTAAAGGCATTGGGTTTACTGTTGAACTTTTATCAACACCACCATAAGTCCTTACGACTCCTTGGAATGTTGTTCTTCTACTAGTTGCCATATATATTCTCCTATTGTAATGAATAGTGTCCCATAGGCTGGGTCGACTATACGCGTCACTATTCTAATTAATGTATAGTGTTTTAAATATACACTAGATTTTAATAGAGCGCAAGAGAGCCTACGGTATATGTGTGATTTTTAAATGTAGCTTTATTACTTAAGTAGCTACTGAAACTTGTGCTGCAGACATTTCAATGTTGTTTTCTCTGTCCGCTATTTTAGTCTCTTCGAGTTTTATCTCAGTGATGACATCTCTAATAGCGCCATCAATGTTGACCATATTGAGAGTATATTTACCTTGTTGCTCATACTCCAACTGCCACTTCAACTCCAAGGACCGCTTTTGTTTGTACAGGTCTTGAGTCATTATTAACCTCCTCATAGGTTATTCGACGGGTATCTCGAAACATTCCCGTTGATTCCCATTTTACACTTTTTTCTCCCACTTTGTCAAGCACTGCTTTCTCAATAGATTCAGCATTATCTTCCGCTAATACTTCAAATTTAGCGTGATAATCGTAAGCCCAGATATTTACAGTGAAATTTCTCATCACATACCTTTATTTTGTAATTGTGGCGGAACGGTGTCCCGCCACAAAATAATTATTGATTACGTTGCATTTGATGCAAAGGCACCTCTAGGATCAGAGAATCCGAAAACGTATCTCTCTCTAGCTTTGTACCTTACATTGCCTGTATCAAAGTCACCTTCCATCTTAGTCGCGATAGGTGTTCTTTCGAAATGTTTAAGACCATTTGGTACATCAGTTTTAACGAACCATTTTTTAGTTGCAGTTAAGTAGTGGTTAACAGCGTATCCTTGCGGAACCATTCCCATACTTTTTAATGCATTGATATCGTTATCTGCAGTACCAGTTCTGCCTTCAGACTTCATAAGTCTTTCAGCAGTAAATTGAAGCGCCGAAGGAATTATCATTTTAGTTCCTTGTGCTGCAATTTTAAGGCCTCTTTCATCAGTAAACGCTGCGATGTCGATTAGCGCTTGTTCTAATGATGTTTCGTTAAGTTCAGCAGGTGTTGTTAACTCATTTGAAAACGAACCAGCTAAAGTAGGGTGTTCTGTGTCGAACAATGCCTTACCGTCACCACCAGCATAAGCTGCTGTGAATCCGTTATTCAATACTGCTGCGCCTTTGATATTCTTAGTAGACGCCATAGATCTTGCTAACGCTTTTGTATATCTAGACGCAAGTCTGTCATACAAGTTATCTTCGATAGCTTCTTCTGTGATAGCGAATGCTAATGCAATCGTTTCATTTGTGTATCTCGCAGTGAAAGTTTCTTGCGCATCATCAAATGTTACGCCTTGACCTTCAGGTTTAACTGCCGCATTTGCGAAACCAGATAACATTACTTCTTCTTCGAAAGCTCTGTCAGATGATTCAGTATCAAATACTTCAGTCCACTCTTGCGAGTATTGTTTGTACTCTAGTCCGAATAAAGCATTCAAACCAGGTTCCAACTCTTTAACGAGTTGTGCTCTTGATATTGCCATAGTTGTATTTCCTTATCCGTTATTAGTTAAACAAAGCAGACGCCGGAGCTGCAACGACTACCCAATTGCTACCTGCAACTGTTTTGTCTCTGTTCTCTGGATCGTTTGCTGATCTAACGGCAGTAAACATTGCTGTTGTTGCTGCAGATCCAACATCTAACGTAGTGATCGATTGACCACTTAAATTAGCTGTCGCTGTATAGTTGTTAGTATTAAAGCCTTGCATTGGGTTAACTCCAAGAAGAGTTTGCGCCAAAGCGGCATCAGCTTTTACTACATATTCCTGATTAGGATTATCGATAATAAAAGCAGTTATGTCATCAGAACCAGTGTTATAGTCTGCTGACGTTGTTTGTCCTGCTACGATATTATTTGCAAAGGTTGGTTTTCCAGTAGCATCTATAAAGAATGCTCCGTTGAAAACACCTAATAATAAAGCAGAGTTAGCAGTTGTCCACACAGTTCCACCATTTCCACCATCATCTGTAACAGTGAAAGAAGCGTCCTGAACCATTCCAGCCTCGCCCGCAGTTGCTCCACCGTCGTTGAACGACATTGGATCACCTTTGTTTGAAGCTACGCCTGGTGCAGTTTGGATATGATATTCAGATTGTCCTGAAGTTGCTGGAGTATTTCCAACAGTCATTACAGCTCTTAAACCAAATCCAGTTGTACTTGCATTTGCCATAGTTTAGTTTCCTTTTCTTGTACCTGCCCCGAAGGGCCTCCAGTACGGTTGATAGAATTCGTTGGTTAGGAATTACTAAATAATTAGCTTTTCTTTGTACCACCGAAGGTTACACGAGTATCAGCCTCTTTCGAGAATCTCATACTAGGGTGCTGTTCCTTCAAAAGATTGTTATTAATGGCTTCTTCTTTATTCTGAGTCTGCTTTTCGTAGTACTCATCAATTTGAAGCGCAATCTCTTCTGGTATCCTTGCCAGCAATAGGCCACCTACTCCGATCATTCCTGCGTATCTACCTTCGCTCATCGATGGAAAATCTTGATCCGGATATTCATCAGCTCTCACTAATTCGTATCCTTCTCTTAAAGATCGAGCAATATTGGACGTATCTTGATGTCCTAATATTTCTGCTCTTATCCATTGATGTCTAAAGCCTTTTGGCGCAGGCGGTGCATCAAGAGAAGTGGGTGGAGTCCAAACTTTTTTAGATTCCGTTTTGGATCTAGTTTGACTCGCACGTGAAGTTTTTATTTTTTCGTTTTCCATATGCCTATACTCCTTCCGTGATATTTAATTGTTTCGCATATTCTTCAAGTGGCACACCTAATCTTTTAGAAATTGCTACCTGTGATTGTGTGAGTTTCACAGTTTTTCTGCGTCCTGTTGAAGCCGAACGTCTGGCCGAAGCTACATTCTGAGTAGGTTTTACTCTTTCTGTAGAACTACCTTCTATCTTATCAAATTTATGCGGAAATTCAACTCTTATTCTTTTGTCAACTTCATCATAATAATCTCCACTTTGAGGATCAAATCCTTCTACTTCTACAAGCTTTTTATGTATATCAAAAGCCGTATAAGTCATTGCCGAATCACTACCAAACCAAGCGTTTCTAGCAGCCCAGTCTTCAGCTTTAGGATCGCTCCTTGCTGTAGGGGCCGTTCTTTGTGGTGTGATATTTACTTCTCTTTCACGTTCCTTTGGTTTGTTTTCTTGAGCAACTTTAATGGAATTTAATCTTGCCTCATCCATTGTTAAGGTAGCTAATTGCTTTTGAGCAGCAACTTGCGCTTCTACGTCTTGAGACTCAATAGCATTTTTAAGAGCTAATTGAGCTGCTGCTAAACTAGTCTTAACTCTACTTTCAAATTCTGAAACATAAGAATTATCTACTTTAGATAATCTTTTTACCATTTCATTATTTTCGTGCTTGACTGATTGAGCATAGTAGACAGCTTCTTCTCTTTGTCTTTCTGCTTCTCTCATTTTACGAGTTAGTTTAGAAATTCTTTTTTGAACTCCTTCACTATATTCTTGTAACTCATCCTTATCTTCTTTTTTCTCAACTTTAGTTTCTGGTTCTTCACCAGCTTCTACTCTCTCAACTTCAATCTTCTCTTCCTTGGGTGCTTCAACTTTTTCTGGTTCACCCTTATCATCTAAATTAATTTCAGCTCCCTGTTGATCGGCTTCGCCTACATCAATTAAATCATCTACTTTTTGTTCTTCTGGCA